GAGGCGAGATTACGCGCACAGATCACACCGGTTGAATCGAGGATGTGTTGGTTGATTGGCGCACCCCGCGCCATTTGATTTGGGGTGATGATCCATTTGTATCTCCGAGGGAGAAAGTAATCCGCCAGTTCGCGCCAGTGAACTCACCACGAGTATCGGTTAACCCGCTCGCCGATGAGCCGGCCTTCGCAATAGCGGCGATACTTGAGGTCGGTTTCGATGCTCACGAAGAGGCTCCGGGGATCGGCAAAGGCATCGATGCTCCGTTAGGCCCTGCGGGCATGGGACTCCCTTGTGCCCCTTCGTGGACAAGATTGGGCTTGAGCTTGCCTTCGTCCTTCATCATCCCAGCGGCCATCATAAGGAACTTCGGATCCACAGGTTGGGTCCGACGCATTGGGACGACGTTGGATTTGGATGACTTCGGGACGATCATTGGCCGAGTAGAGTCTTGGTTGCAGTATTCTGTTGAGTCGGCGGAATAGTGGCAGCACCGGCAAGGAAGGATGGCGAGCCGCCGGTTGGTGAGCCGACCGGAGATTGCGGGGGTGGCGCAGCAGGCGGTGCTGGAGGAGGCTTGGTTGCGGCAGCGGCGGCTGCGCCAACGGCTTCTTGGCGAGCGGCGGATTTGGCCGAAGGTGCGCCGGTGATAGCGTGGACGAGCTCTTGAAGAGGGTGCATTATGCGACCATCCTTTCTGGTGAAAACGGATCCCATTCGGTCTCGACGAGATCTTTGAAGGGATATTCGCCACCGGCGATGGCGGACTTAGCAAGTGGGCCGCCGAAGGTGAGGGCAAGGGCGTCAAGGTCGTCGAGGACAAGGCCGGGATTGTCGTCGAGAATGTCTTCCTTAGCAGTCAGTTGGATTTCGTCTTTCTTGTTGAAGGTATATTTGATCGCGAGCATTGCTTTCTTAAGCTCGGGATCATAAGGTAGTGCGCCGGTCTTCACCCAAGCGCGGACTGCGCCATACATCGCGGCACGTTTGTTAGCGTATTTCTCACCGGCTGTGTCGAAGATGATGCCGGTGATATCGTCCTTACCGCCGAATTGGACTTCGGTGACGTATAGACGCTTCTCGCGACATTGATCGACGACGCCGCCACCGACGCCACCGCCATCGACGAAGATCCCGTCTGGATGGTATTGAAGGAAGACTTCGAAGACTCGGTTGGTCAGCTCGGTTGTGGAGAGGCCGTTAAAGGATCGCCGGTCGATGGATCTGGCGTCTCGGCCTTTACGGGGGAAGATGACAGAGTTGTTAACACCGAATCGGGCAACGTCCACGCCAATGGCAAGCGGAGTTGATCGGTCGGTATATGGAATCTCACGGGACATCGCTTGGTCGATGTCATCAGCGGAGAAGAACTCCATTTCGCCGCGGCGGGGGAATTGGCCGAGGACGCGGATCCGGACGAAGTCAGAGTCGAGGCCGTAGGTTTTGATCCACTTTTCGAAACGGGATTTGTTGGTGATGCGGACTTCGCGTGAATCAATCTGGCGACAATGCCAATGCTCATGATGAAGACCACCTTCGAAGCAGTCACGGAACCGGCCGGAGTTGCGGGTGGGGTTGCCGAAGACTAGCCAGATGATCTGGGTGTCAATGTCGGTAAGAGCACCCTCGGCGGTTTCCCATATGATATCATGGATTTCCGAAGCTTCGTCGAAGATAAGGAGGATTCGCTTGCCTTGGTTATGGAGCCCGGCGAACGCGGTGGGATTCTTTTCGGACCAGGCGATGGAGTCGATACGCCATGTGCGCTCACGGTCGGGGTCCTTGGAAAGAAGGGCGGTAGCGGTGAGGGTAAAGTGTTCGCGGGTGAACCAGCAGAGGTTGAACCATTTGCCACACTCAGCCCATGTCTTAGTTTTGAGCTGAGTTTCGGTATTCGCGGTTATCACACCACGTGTATCTGGGAATGTGCAAAAAGCCCAAAGGATAAGTTGAGCCACAGTCGCAGATTTGCCGATTCCATGTCCTGATGCAGTTGCAATCTGAATGGCCTCGTTGACATTTATAAGGCCTTCTTTAATCGATTGCATCAGCTCTCGAGCCCACAAATCTGGGCCATCGAAATTCTCTAAAGCTGTTCCGGGCTCGCCCCAAGGATAGGCGCCCATAGTGAACGCTAGCGGATCATTCGCAACCGAAGCTAGCCAATCAATGAGGCCTTGATCCATCATATCGCGCGCCTCCTAAGCGGAGTCACGTTGGAATGTTTATTGAGATATCGAATTGCATTCTGTAATGTATTAGTATCGTGCTTTAAACAACCGATACCTCTATTACAGTTCCCGCAAAGCAATCCTCGAATTTTTGAAGTGGTCTCATCATGATCCACGTGAGCATGGATCTTGGCTGGGGCGCCAATTTCGATTGAAATGTCCTTAGTGCAGATAGCGCACTTACCACCTTGGCGATCGAATATATCCTCGATCATCTGACGAGTTACGTTGAGTTCTCGGCGTTTTGATGAGTTACAGCCATTACATCGTGACTGAAACCCATCAGCCATATTCTGAGCCCTTGTGGCCTTTGAATAGAATCGGCTGATGATCTCGTCGCTCTCATCAATACTCTTAGTGCCAATAGTTAATTCTAGGCAACAAGAACATTGCTTCACGAAAGCTTGATGTTTATAGCTATAGAATATCCTAGGCATCTATACTCCTTCGGGGAGGTGAGAGAAGCCCATGACTCTCACCTCCCCTACTCTGCCGCCAACATGGCGGTCGCGTCGATCACCTTAGCCGAGCGCTTACGAGCGGCTTCAAGCTTCGCTGCGAAGTCGACGTTGATATTGAGAGTGGTCGACTTCTTGGTGTATCCGACGCGGTCGGCGCTATCGGCAGCGATCGATAGCAGCCGATTCAGTGGGACATCGACGTTCTTTTCGTCGGCCTCGTCGAGCTGATCGGCGATCATTCGTTGAGCCTTGAGGCCGTTGGAATAGATAAAGGCGTAGTATTCGTCTTGGGATTCGGCCCAGGCTTTGGTCGCGATGTCGCGGTATTTCGCGATCAGCTCTTGCATCGCCGGGTTGCCATTGACGAGGACACCAACACGGGTGGCAGAATAGCCGGCTCTGGCAGCGGTTTCGGAGATGGTAAGACCAGAAGCAATTAGGCGCGCGATCACATGATGAGAATCTCTCATCTTCGACACCGTGGCGTTTCCGGTCGACTTCTGCTGAAGCGCGGCGAGATCCGCGCGCTCGAGCGGCCGAACACCGGAGATCCTAGGAGTGCGGTGATCGCGATGGACTTTCATGCTACTTCAAGAGTTTCCTCTTGCCTCATATGAATTCGCCGAAGCGATTCTACTTCGGCGTCGATTCGATCCGGATGGGAAGTCTTCCAGAAGACTTCATCGAAGACAATGCCTTTTAGAGGGAACCAAGAGGGCATTGACTTCCCAACGAGTTCGCGATGCTTGGTGACGGTTGTCAACACAGATTTGGCCTTGGCGATATGGACCACCGCGCCCTCATTCACGAGAATATAAATCCCTGGCCCGAGCATCGGCGTCAGATCATCGAAGCCTTCCGGCGGTTGCTTCTGGCGTGGAAGATCTCGCCAGTCGCTCACGCGCCCGCTCCAATTCCGCCCTTCCCAAATCCGGCCCACTCGCATCGCCACTTCTCCTATCATTACCAAGCACTATGACAGATTCCTAGTGAAAGTCAAGCCTGATATAATCCGTGCAAATTCGGAAAACTCAAAAATTATATTTTATTCTGAGAAAACGCAAAACCCAAATTTATTCCTAGAGGGGGTGTGGGCGCCGGCGAGGGACAAAATTTTGGCCCCACCCGGTAGGGCAGGGCCATTCGTCGGAGGGGGGTCGAAGGCTAGGCTGAGGGTTTCTCGGTCAACTCGGAAGCATGGGCTTTGAGAAAGGCTTGGATAGTGCCGACCTCAGCCAGAATGCGACGCCATTGGGAAGCATAAAGCGAGACAGGGAAGCGACCCATGCCATAGATGGAGAGGCCGCCTTTGGTGTTGATCTTCAAGGTGAGCCGCTGGGTGGACTTAGCCGCGTCCATCGCGTGGATCATAGCGATTAGTTCTTCAGGGGACTTCGAGGTGAGGTCTGCGAGAATGGCCATGATAGCTCCTATGCCCGCATTGGGCGTTGGTCAAGAGCGGTTGCTCCGATGACCGGAAGATGCGCTCGATCGAGGATGATTGCAATCCCTGGTGCGATGTTTATTTGATAAGGCTGATATACGCCGGACGCATGGCTCGTTGGCACGATGATTGCATCTCGCGATGCTTCCTTAACCATTCTCAACCTAGGCTAGGTTTCCCTAGCCTTCCCTAACCTTCCACGCGGATCTACCTGCGAAGAATCGTCACCTATCCACGGTATGCTTATAGTCTCCGCATTCCCTTAGCATTCCCCTGGGATTCCCCTGCCAACACCCTCGCAATATCCTAGGTGCGCCCAAACCGTCTCGTTCGTCCGAGATAGGGCTCCCCACCCCGTGTAACCTACTCCTCAAAATTCTCTCTCTCAAGGGGTAGGGTAGGAGGCCCCTAGGACGGACGGAAACACGCCCCTAGGGGTCGCTCTGGAGGTTAAGAGGGTGTTGCGGGGGAGATGAGCGGGGAATCAAGGGGGAATCAAGGGATTAGGGAATTGGATGGACATGGCGAGACAGGCCCGGATGGATTGTGGATGCTTGGGAATGTTTCGCGATCGAGGAAGGAGTCGATTAAGGGAATTGAGGCTAATCGAAGGAAGATTAGGTTGAATTCGGATAGGATGTGTGGTATAGTGGAGACATAATCAAGAAAGGGAAGATATGAACCGACGGTCGTTGCTCCAAGGTTTGCTCGCGATGCCCGCGATTGTTCGGCCAGGGTTGATTATGCCGATTAAGGCAGAGGTGATTAGGGTTAGATATGATATTGAGCGTATAGCTGCGTTAGAGTTTGAGACATTTGCGAACATAATTGACCTAGACAAGCTTGCCATTGCCTTGTTTGATGCATTGATTATCCCAAGGGAATATCTCCAGCCTAGGTGCGACATCCGGTCGCACTTCGCCGCCACAATTCCGCCGCAAT